CGCCGGGTATTGACTCTAAAGCTCTTGGTGTGTATACCGAAGATGGTCGTGTACTTTTAAATACTGACGCCATTATACGTCAAGCAGAACGTCGTAACGTATCTGTAGAAGCTATGACTGACAGTGTTATGTTCCACGAGGCTCTTGGTCACCACGGTCTTACACAGATGTTTGGGGGCCAACTTGACGAAGCTCTTGACGTGTTTTATACACGGGGAGCAGGTGAGTTTAGAGATGTTGTCGATACATGGATTACAAAAAACCCAAAGGCCTATGCTGATGGGGACCCGAACGGTATTTACTCTCGGGAAGACTATCAACGTATTCGGGCTACGGAAGAAGTTCTTGCTGAGTGGTCCGAAAAAGATGGTAACATTGTTCGTGACTTCTACGACGTAATTGCTAATCTCGTAAAGAACACTGCTCGTCGTATAGGTGTCGACTTTAAGTACTCTAGCCGAGAGGTTAAGAGTATTCTTGCTGTTTCTCAAGAGAATGTACGCAGTGGTAATCCGACTGCTGAAGTGCCGGGTGTCGTAAAGAACGCTACGGTTTATCATGGTAGCGGAACCGATTTTCATCGTTTTGACCACAGCTTCATGGGTAGTGGAGAAGGACAACAAGTTTTTGGTTGGGGGACTTATTTAACTGATGTCAAGAACATTGCTGAAGAATACCGAAGCAAGTTTAGTCGTCAAGACACTTCTTTTGGTGGTCGTCGTGGGCCTATTTGGCAACTACGCGATATTGCAAAAGCTAAAGCTGAAGAAGCAGGTTTAAGCGAGGGAGCTATAGACGCATTAGACTCAGCTTTTTCTGTTAAATCTCAATTCTACCCTGACAGGGAAATCACAGGTCGTACGGTCTATGACAATTTTCTTGCTACTGTAGAAGACCCTGATTGGCCGCAGATGCCTCAAGAATTTCGAGACTCTCTTGATGAAGCTGCTAAATTTGTAAACGACAATTACAAAGTAGAATATTCTGGTAAAGTTATGGAGACAGAAATTCCAGACGACGCCAAATGGCTCGAATGGGAAAACCCTCTTAGTGAACAACCTGAATTTCGTGAAGTTCTTAAAAAAGCAGGAATTAATATAATTCCTGATGAAGAGTTTCATAAACTTAATGTAGAGTATGCTCAAAAGTTTGCTGAGCATCAAAAAGAAGGGAGTAACGCCCAAAATGACTTTCTTCCTGAAGTAGAGCAAGATCGAGCTTTTCGAAGAGTACAAGAACTTGCACCTGAAGTACAGGCTTTGCGAAAAAAGCTTGAAAACGTCGTAGGTGACGAAACCGACGGTCGAGATATATATGCAGCTCTAAGTGAGAAACTTGGAGGAGATGAAGCTGCATCTAAGTTTCTTCGAGACAACGGTTTCACTGGTAACAGGTATCTTGCGAACAACCTTCACCATAACCAACCACGTAAGAACGACGGTAGTGATAAATTCAACTACGTGGTTTTTGACGACCAGACCCCTAAGATTGTCAATAAGTACATGAGGGGTGACGATCCTATCGACCCTACTGAACTTACAGCAGAAGACCTTGTAGCTTCGGAAGATGCTTTGAAGCTTCTTGAAAGGGTTACTCGTAACTATCAACCTACTCCTGTTGAAATTGATTCTGTTGTTCAGGATTTAACTGCCCGTAACGTACAACCTAATCAAGTAATTCGTTTAGCTCAAATTAACCCCGGAGAACTTGTTAAACGTAGACTGCGTTACGATATTGCTGCTCAAAAACTTAACGAACGTGCGCTGGACATAATGGAGGATATACGAACTAAAGGTTTTACACCTGAAAAAGAATTTGAACTTATCAAAACAGAAGATACTTTGGAAATAATTGCGGAAAGTGCTTTTAAACTAGAGAGTGAATTTGCTCGGGCTCTTAACGCAAATAAAAGGATGGTTTGGACTCGTAATAAAGCGAATACACTAAAAGAGTATCTAAAGAAAACAGGCCGAGAACACCTTAGCGATCCTGAAGAATTTCTCAGGTATATGCAAGGCAGAAAAGAAGCCCTTGAAAAAGATATAAGAAATAGCAACGGAGAATATTACAAGATACCTCTGCTTGGCCGAAGTGTACCTCGTAGTTGGTTATCAGTGACTAACTTCCCTCGTGCTATTATGTCTTCTATGGACCTTTCTGCTCCTCTTAGACAGGGTTTGACTTTTGTAGGGAATCCTGAATGGGTTCGTAGTTTTATTACTATGTTTTCTATGGTTGGTAAATCAGGTAAACGTAACTACGATTACTTGATGAAATCTATTGGGCAACGTGATACCTACGACCTTATGTTAAGGGCTCGTTTGGCTTTCTCTGATCTAGATGGTAAGCTATCGTCGCGAGAAGAGGATTTCCAAAGTGATCTTGCTCGTAAGGTTCCCGGTGTTAAATGGTCAGAGCAAGCTTATTCTGGTTTTCTTAACAAGCTTCGGGCCGATATGTTTGATAAGTATATTGAAAAATTCAAAGGTCTGAAAGATAAGGACGGAAACCCGTATATTAAAACAGACGCAGATGGCAATATACTAAAAGACAAAGACGGTAATCCTGAAATAGACTCACAGCTTCTGTTAGACCTTGGTAGGTTTATTAACTCTGCCACAGGCCGTGCTGAACTTGTAGGGGGTCTAAAAAGCATGGCTCCTCAGCTTAATACTGTTCTATTTTCTCCTCGTCTTATTCAGAGTCGAGTAAATATAATTGCATATGCTCTTCAAGCAGATAAAGCAGCAGCAGCTATTAATGGAAACTTTGCTGCTCTTAATCCTATAGTGAGAAAAGAATTGTATAAAGAACTATTTAAAATGGGAAGTATTGCTGCCCTTACTATGGGCGCAGCTATTATGATGGTTCCTGATGCAGAAGTAGAGATAGACCCTCGTAGTTCGGATTTCCTTAAAATAAAAATAGGAGATACTCGTTACGATATTCTTGGAGGGTATGGACAATATTTAACTTTTGCAACACAGTATGCTTTGTGGCAAGCAAATCAAATTGGCATTACAGATATAGACGAAAAGAAATCTGCTAGTACTGGTAAAACAAGTAGAATTGAAAAGACCAATATCCCTTATTCTGAAAGTATGTTTGATAGGACTTGGCGTTTTGTTAGGGGTAAACTTTCTCCTGATGCTAGTTTTGTAGTAGACGCGCTAGACGGTGAAAATGTTATTGGAACACCTTTCAAACTAAATCCTTTTGATTCTGAAAGCGTTATTTTCCTTGATCCGGACAGCGCTACAACCAGCCGTATCATGCCTATGCACTGGCAGAGTATGGTCGAAGCTGCTAATGAAGAAACAGGATTTTTCGAGGCAACTTTAAAAACTATGCCGGGTCTCTTTGGGGTAGGTATAAGTACATACGGAAACAGAGCGACAGACCCGGAACAACGTCTTGAAGTAAGTCGTGAATTTTCCATGAAAGATGCTGTTCCCGGCTCTTATGAAACAGTAAACATAGATGAAGAGGGTGTTGTTACTCTTTCTAAATCAACACATGAACAATGGGAAGGTACGGTAAATAACTACTTTAAACAGCTTGTTGAAATTTATGCTTCAGAAACAGGACAAGCTTGGGAAAACCTTCCAGACGAAGCAAAGAAAGAAATAATTGAAAACGCCAAATCTGATGCTAGAAAGTATGCTAAAGAAGATATGCTTGAAATCATCTTTGAAGATTAAAACGCTAACCATGAAAGGTTCATTTTAAAATGCGTACCTCGAATATATTATTTAGTCAAGGGCAAACTTTGGCTTCAAAACAAGAAATGTTTAGGGAAGGAGCTATGTCTGTGCCACCTGCTACTGTAGCTACTATGACTCTGCTTGGAGTGTCCCTAGAGAATTGGGTACTTATCCTAACATTGGGTTGGTTAACTTTTCAAATTATTTGGTTTATTTATCTAAGAGTAAGTGATGTTATTATTGCTATTGAAAAAGCAAAAGAAGAACGTTCTCTTCGTCTTCTTGAAAAGATTGAACAAGAAGTAAAGAAAGAACAACAGAAAGATGGCTAATAAAAAAACAATAGCCGGTATTGTTGTTATTGGTTCTCTTGCTATTTCTGTTCCTCTTATTGCAGAATGGGAAGGTAAACGAAACGACCCGTACCGGGACATCGTAGGGGTATGGACAGTCTGCTACGGTGAAACTAATGTTCCTATGAGGAGCTATAGTGATGAAGAATGTACAGCAATGCTACGAGAGTCTGTTAGTATTTATCAAGCAGGAGTTCTCAAGTGCACCCCTACTCTTGATGGCCGACCTTATCAATTGGCTGCTGCCACTTCTCTTGCATATAACATTGGCTCTCGTGCTTATTGTCGAAGTACAGCAGCCGTAAGGTTCAATCAAAAGGACTTTGCTCGTGGTTGTGAAGCTATTACATGGTACAACAAAGCGGGAGGGCGAACCGTAAGAGGTCTTGTTAATCGCCGCAAAGAGGAGTACAAGATATGCATGACTGGCTTGTAAGCGGTCTAGGAATTTGGGCTCGCATTAAAGACTATGTATTCATGGCTACGGCAGTAGCTCTTATTGGTATGACTGTCAACTGGTACATCACTGATAACAAACTTGACAACGTACGTCTTGAACTTAGGGCAGAAGAAGCTGGGCGTCTTGCTGACCGAGAAGGTTATCGTAGGGCTCAGGCTGAGTACGAAGCAGAACAACTGGCCGAAAAGGCTCGAATTGAAAGGGAAAACAATGAACGTATGCGAAAAGCTGATGAAGCTTACAACAGTCTCGTTGCTGAGTATCGCGCTAATCTCGTGCGCTGGCAACGGGATAGAGCCACTAGAGGTACGAACAGCGGAAGCAATTTGCCCGCTGCCCCCAATCCCTCCGAAAGCTCTAACCGATCCAGTGAGCGTACCGGAGTTCCTACAAAGTATTCCGAATATGTCGCAATAAGCCCGGAGGATGCGGATGTCTGTGCAGTAAATACCGCAAGACTAAAAACCGTACGGGAATGGGCTTTAGAGGCGCTTAACCAACAACCATAATAAAAATATAAAAATAAACAAAAAGGCCCGCTAGGATATTCTCCCGGCGGGCCTTTTGTTGTGACTACTGTAAAAAATTAATTATATATATTTAGCAAGCTTACTTTGAATTTCCTGAATATCAATACAATACCATTCTTCGTGTTTACCGCTAGTCATTGGGTTTTCAGGGTGAACATAGGCCGAAAGAATGTATCCATTCTCGATACTACGAATTTGAACATTACCCATCATAATTACTTTCTCCTATAGTTACAACCTCGCATACATTTCCTGTGCAAGCGAGTTCTTGTGATGCCGTAGTGTGATCTGTCTTCTCATATTCTTTGAGAACGCTCCAATCTACAATTACAGGTGGGTGAAGTTGAACCCAATCGTTCCATTCTTCTTCTGTAAGTTCTTGATATGGTGCCTGTTTATATGATCCTCCATCATACGGTAGGAACGAGACACCTGAGAGACTCTCAAAGTTCTCATATACCCACGCCCCGACCTTTGGCCATTCATTTTCCTTGACGTTGATTGTGGCAGAGGGTTTATGTTCACACCAATGATCTTGAAGAGTTTTCCAAAGATCGAGTGCTTCAATAGAAGTTTGGTCATGTCGGGTTACGCTATTCTCCGGTGTTTTAATTGGAAAGTAAAATACTGTAGTGGTATCTCCTTTCATTACGCACGGTTCACTATAAACTCCCTGATCTTTGAGAAACTGTGTAACAGGGTCTTTGTTATCAGCCCTAACAGTTCGTAGGTAATATGGAGCATGGCGAGTATGTAGACCGCTAGCAGAATTAACAAGCTGGCTAACAGTTCCAGAGGGTTTAACACAAGTGACTGCAACGCTTTGGTTAATCCCGAGTCGTTCTGCCCATTCCTTGTTTGTGTCCACTGCGGTTTGTCGAAGCTCATCAAGAACTTCTGGTCGTCCAACAAGGTCGAGATTATCGCAGATACCCGTAAGCGAAACACCAAGTAGTCGTTCTTCATTGCACGTATCCTGCCATTTCTTTCTTAAGTATTTGAAGTTGGTGAAAGTAGACTGAATAGTTCCGAGGATTGTAGCAATTCTAACCTTTCTAGTAAGATTTTCCAAAGTATCTTCTGCTCGGACAACAACCTCAGTAAGGTTGCAGAATTGAAATGGTCGCAGGATAATTTCACTGCAAGGGTTGGTCCCCCACTCTGTGTTGTTACTGACATCGGTTCGTTTAATTACTTTCAAGGTATTTCACCGCCTTTCTTAGCAGGTATTCGTTTTTATCAACATATTGAGAAATCGTCGGACTCTTTGAGTTCATACGCGAATCCTTCTTTACCATTAATAACAACCTTATCAAATGGTTTCAGGGTAATTTTACCTTCATTAGTCTCTAAGATAATTTCTTTTACGTCGCGTCGCCCATTGCGTCCTGCAATTCTTTGACAAGCTGCTCGCGAGAAGAAACCGGGCTCTCCTGACTTACTTTGGTATAATTCATTCCATTTTTCCATAAAGAAACCAACATCAGGTCTACGGTTTTCGTAAACCGCACTATTATTAGCAAGAGCCCGATGAGGATTGTCATACCACCAAGCGCCAAACTTGGATTTAGACATACGGTCATCTGTGCAATCAAACAAAGAAATCATTGCCGAACGACGAACACCACCGACCACAACAATGTCTGCAATCTTACACATGATGTCATGACATTCTACTGAAGTCAGTCTACGGCCTGCTGCCTTTCGAAAGAGGCTAATACAAAATCGGAACAAATCTTCAAGAGGTTCTGGCCCACTCGCCCTTCCTCCAAAAGTTTTAAGTCGTTCTCCGGCAGGTCGCACGTTAGATACGTCCCATCGGGGAATTTGGCCTGCAATAAGAAGAGAGATGAGTTCTCTAAAAGACTTAGACCACCCTTCTTTACTATCTGCAACTCGAATAGTTGTTTCGGTTTCTTCAAACGTCTCACTGATCCGAGGAAGTTGGTCAATGTATTTACTTTCAACACTATATCCTACTCCTGTTCCACACATGAGAATATACATCGTTTCGTCAAAGCTACGAGGACTATCTACGGGAAGATACGCACAGTTGTAAGCAGGTACATGACAACGGTCCATAGCTGGGCCAGCAGTCATAAGAGCCCGCATAGAGGGCATTACTTCTAGATTGTAAATAGCAGAATACAACTCTTCAAGAGGTAGCTCTTCATCTACTTGATTATTATAATAATTTACAAGACGTTCGACTGTTTCTTCCCAATCTTCTCGGCGGCTTTCTTCTTCAATCCATTTGGCATATCGGCTCTTGTAAATAAATTCTTCATAACTAGATGGAAATGGATTATTATTCATTACTGTCCTTTGCTTTGCTTAAGGGCTTGTGAAAACGAGTTTACAAAATTCAACCAAAAGTTTGGATCAGAGAGAACACGATCACAAAGCATAGTTTCATTCTCATCTTCCAGTTCCATTACAATATTACGAGTACCATCGTAAAAAATAATCAACTGTTCGGCATCATAGTCGATAGAAAATACTGCGGCATTATCAATATAGGTTTCACCTTCATCACTTTCATCAAAAAGAAAGGGGGCTTCTTCATCAGTCATAATCATCAATCTCCGGTTGTGTTGAGTTTTTCTTTTTATTAGGCACAACTCGTTGCCTATATTTTTTAGTAGCTAGGTCGCGAGCTATTTTATTACGCCGCCTCTGTTTGGCGTCCAGATACTTTCGTTTCATCGTTTGTAATCCGTTGGTACTCAGTAAGAAACATTCTACGAGCCATATAAGGAGGCATTCCTTGGGCTTTTACTTTACGTGTAGCTCGTAGGTCTTGGTGCCAAAGCTCATCTTTTACTCCGTTGTTTGCAACGTCTTGTCGCTCCTGCCAATACATTCTCTTGTCTGCTTCATGGATAGTTTTATCCATAGGGTAATTTAATCCAAAATAACTGAAGAGTGCCTTTTGAACGTTTTCTTCGATTTCTTTGTAGGTTGGCAGCAGCTTTTTGAGGGGGCTTGATACGTCTCCAAGAAAAGCTTCGCTTGCGTCATGGAGCAGAGCAGCAAGACGAAGGTTACTAGGAACAATACGAGAAACAAGAACACTGTGTTCAGCGACGGAATAAAAGCTGTTGACGTGACCAGTATAGCGACAAAGATTGCTAAGGCTAGTTGCAATTTCGTTGATGTCATATTCGTATTCCTCGGGTCGTAGAATGTCAAAGTATTGGCCGGTGAGAGTCGTGATAGATGATTCAGTCTGCCGGGGCATCTTGAAGCTCCATTTCCCTTAGCATCAGTTCGAGTCGGGCGAGCGCTCCCCATGCGGTGTGGGCAGCATGTAGAAGTCCACTATCAGGGTCCAGAACTTCGCCTGATCCCTCTGCGATAACGTGGCGTACCATTGCATCAGTGTAACGATTAATCCCGTTGTCAACTGCTTCCCATCCGTTCCAGTCGTATTTAGCAGCTCCGAAAGCGGAGACTCCTGCAACTGCGCTAATTGCCCGAGGGAAGTAAGAAATTGCCCCCCGATATACTGGAGTCTTTCCGGCGTCATATTTGATTGCGCCCGTACCAACTTTTTCTTGCGGGTCATTAGTTGCCTCGTTTTTATACGTTGA